ATACTTCAAGTGTCCTGAATGTGGATGGACTATTACCGACTGGGAAATTGAAGAATGGGGCGGTCATCCGACAGAGGCTGCTTCTCATGAAGACGACTTCGGAACCAACTTCGAAGATGCCTTCTCTGATGACGATTGATATTTATTGAAACCCATGGGTCTGCGCTAGCACCAAAGCGCGGGCCCTTTTTATTTTTTGCTTCGCGAAAATTTCATAGGGTATTATGAGAGAAGAGATAATATATCGGGACCTTGAAAAAATCACGGTATATTGCCTTTTGAACCGAAAGGGGATACTTATGGCAAAAGAAAGTGCTTTTCAGAAAGGTTTAATTAACGATCTGAAGAAACGCTTCCCGGGCTGTATGGTTTTAAAGAATGACCCAAATTACATTCAAGGGATTCCGGACCTTTTAGTTTTGTACGAAGGCCGTTGGGCAGCTCTTGAATGTAAAAAAGCGAAGCAGGCAAGCCATCAACCAAATCAAGATTACTATGTCGAGAGAATGAACGAAATGTCATTCTCTCGTTTTGTTTATCCGGAAAATAAGGAGATTATTTTAGATGAACTTCAACAATCATTCCAATCTTGTAGGCCAGCACGCTTTTCTCGGGGCGAGTAAGTACCATTGGCTCAATTACGATGCCACCAAAATCGCAGAAGCTTATCGCGCTGCCCAAGCTGTACAAATGGGCACAAGACTTCATGCGTTTGCCGCTGAGTGCATCGATCTTCGTCAGCGGCTTCCGAAATCTCGCAAAACTCTGAACATGTATGTCAATGACGCTATCGGTTACAACCTGAAGCCAGAGCAGGTTCTGTATTACTCGCAGAATTGCTTTGGTACCGCTGACGCCATCGATATGCGCGGTGATCTTCTGCGCATCCATGATTTGAAGACCGGTAAGGTGCCGGCACACATGGAGCAGCTGATGATTTACGCGGCGCTGTTCTGCCTCGAGTATGGTATCAAACCGACGGATATTGATATGGAACTCCGTATCTATCAGAATGACGATACCATTGTACTCAAGCCGGAAGCCAATGATATTACGGCCATTACCAAGAAAATTATCGAGGCCGACAAGATTGTAAATCATATCAAAGAAATGGAGGGCTAACCATGTTTGACGACAAACCATCTCTGGACGATGTTATCGCGCACTACGGCGTCGGCAAGATGGACGGCGCTCCTGGCCGTGGTTCGGGTCGCTATCCTCTCGGCTCCGGCGAGAATCCGTATCAGCGTGGGGACGATTTGCTGGCCCGTTATGAAGCATTGGAGAAAAAAGGATATTCCGAAAAAGACATTGCTGAAGAGATGGGCACCAGCACTACAAAGCTGCGTGTTCAGCTTTCCTACGCCAAGAGTCTGCGTCGTATGCAGCAGGTGTCTCAGGCTAAGAAGCTCCGCGACGAAGGAAAGTCTCTGAATGAGATTGCTGAAATCATGGGCTTTAACAATGATTCTTCGGTTCGGTCACTTCTGAATGCGCAAGCTGAGGAGCGCATGAAGCAGTCCACAGCTACGGCAGAGAAGCTGAAAGAGCTGATTGACACCAAAGGATATTTGGATGTTGGTGCCGGCGCTGAGCGTGAGCTCGGCGTATCGCGAAACAAGTTTGATCAGGCCCTTTATATTCTTGAGATGGAAGGTTATCTCACCTATAAGCGTCGCATTCCTCAGGTGACAAACCCGAACCGGAAGACGACGTTGCAGGTGCTTACACCTCCTGGTACGGAATACAAAGATATTTACGACCCCAGCAAGATTCACTCTGTTGGTGATTACACCATTTCATACGATAACGGTGAGACTTTTCATAAGCCGTTCGAGTATCCCACAAGTATCGACTCTAAACGGTTAGTCATCAATTACGCCGAAGAAGGCGGTGTTGATAAGGATGGTGTGATTGAACTTCGTCGTGGCGTTAAAGATTTGAGCTTGGGCGACTCCCATTATGCTCAGGTTCGCATTATGGTCGATGGTGCCTACTATCTTAAAGGCATGGCAGTCTACGCCGACGATCTTCCGAAAGGTGTCGACATTCGTTTTAACACGAATAAGTCGCTCGGCACACCTATGGAGAAAGTTCTAAAGCCTCTGAAGAGAACCAATACCGGCGAAATCGATGTGGACAATCCGTTTGGTTCTCTTATTAAAGAGAAGGGCGGTCAGTATTATTACGACGACCCTAAAGGCAAGTATGTTGACCCTAAGACTGGAAAGCGCCAATCTCTTGGGGCTACCAATAAACGTGCTGATGAAGGTGACTGGGGCGAATGGGCTGACAAGGTTCCGTCTCAGTTCCTCGCCAAACAGTCCGAGTCTCTGATTAAACGCCAGCTCAACTTGTCTAAAGAGGACCGCAAGCTTGAATTTGACGAATTGTGCTCGTTGACGAACCCTACCATTAAACGAAAGTTGCTTAAAGATTTCGCAGACGGTTGTGATAAAGCGGCCGTCACTCTGAAAGCTGCGGCTCTTCCCAGACAGAAGTATCAGGTCATTCTGCCTCTTACTTCTGTCAAGGACAATGAGATTTACGCGCCCAACTATACAGACGGCGAAATGGTTGCTCTTGTTCGCTACCCGCATGGTGGCACGTTTGAGATTCCCATTCTGAAAGTCAATAACAAGAATGCCGAAGGCAAGCGGGTCATGGGTACAAATCCTAAGGATGCTGTCGGCATTAACAAAGCTGTTGCAGACCGTTTGTCTGGCGCAGATTTTGACGGCGATACGGTTATGGTTATCCCTACGAATGGTAAGAATAAGATTAAGATCACTTCAACTCCCGAACTCGAGGGCTTGAAAGGCTTCGACCCTAAGCTCGAGTACAAGATTCCTGAGGGCAATCCGAATCATGTGCAGTTGATGACAAAAGACAACACTCAAAAACAGATGGGCGTTGTCTCGAATCTTATCATGGACATGACTCTGAAAGGTGCAACCCCACCAGAGTTGGCACGAGCAGTTCGCCATTCAATGGTCGTCATTGATGCTGAAAAACACAAGCTTGATTACAAGCAATCTGAGGTTGACAATGGCATCGCCCAGCTTAAACGTAAGTATCAGGGCCATCTGGATGCTAACGGTCAGTATCATGAGGGTGCATCGACCCTTATTACGATGGCTAAGAGCGATCAACCTGTGCCCAAACGTCAGGGTAGCGGATACGTCAATCTTCCGGGTGTCAAGGTTAAGGGTAAGGACGCGTACGACCCGACGCAACCTGAAGGTAAGAAGCTGTATAGCACGGCGGATGACCTGTACTATACTACCACCCGGGTCAATAAAAGAACCGGCGAAGTAGTTACCAAACAGAAGATGCGCCAGCAAAAGTCTACCAAGATGGCAGAAACCAATGACGCATACTCCTTGGTGTCCGATTATCGGTCCCGTGCTGAGCTGGCTTATGCCGACTATGCTAACTACCTCAAGAGCATGGCCAATGCCGCCCGCAAGGAAATGAAGGCCACCGGCACCCTGAAGTACGATGCCGCGGCTAAGAAAGCTTATGCACCCGAGGTCGAACGACTGAACGCCGCACTGAATCTGGCTGAGGCTAATAAGCCTCGCGAACGTCAAGCTCAGGCCCTTGCTAACACTCGCATTAAGGAGAAGATGGCACAGGACCCTGACTTGGCTAATGATAAGAAAATGCTGCGAAAGGTGTCTCAGCAGGCCATTGTAGCATCACGTAATGAGGTAGGTGCTAAGCGCATGGCAATTGAAATTAGTGACCGTGAATGGCAGGCTATTCAAGCAGGCGCTATCAGTGACAACGTATTGTGTAAGATTCTCGACAATACAGATGTTGATAAGCTGCGTGCGCGTGCAATGCCTCGTGCCACTACCGAACTGAGTGCGGCTAAGAAAGCATTGATTCGGTCTCGCGCTGCTGCTGGTTATACAAATGCTCAGATTGCTGAGAGCTTAGGCATTTCGCCGTCGACTGTGGCTAAGTATCTGTGAGAGGAGGTGGAGTTACTATGGCTCAATGTATGTTGACCACGTTTGACAATCCTTACAATCCATTTGATGACTTCACCAAATGGTGGCTTTGGGATGTCACACATGGATACAATTCGTGTGGCTTGCTTGCTCATGTTTCTGGAAACGATGAATTGACAGACGAAGAACAAAGCATTGCCATTGAAAAAGCAATTGATTCGATTATCGATTGCGATTTCTTTCACATTTACAAGAAAGTAAAAAGCGATGACAATGCAAATCTGCATGAAAACATTGCAAACACAAAAGACAAACAGGCTATTTCGGCCTAAGGACTGTTGTTAAGCATAGGGGAGGGGGTCGTGAAAAAATCACCCCCTCCCTACATCGCGGCGGTCTTTGATATTTCTCCGGGGGAGATTTTTGGAAAAACAGTTTAAGGCCCTCCCACCTTGAATTGTGATTCTGTGATATTTCCTCCGGCTTTTTGCAGGGGTCTGTAGGTGACTTTGACGATGTACAGCGTCATTACCTCCTTTCATTCTCCTTTCAGGGTCCGGCTTCGGCCTACAGACCCCTGCAAAAAGCCGGAGAATTCATAGCGAAAGGAGCCGAAAAGGATTGAAAAGAGCTAAAGACCCAATGAAAACTGGTAAGAAAGGGACTGTACGCCCGGCACTTACGCCGGAGGCCCGTGAAAACCAGATGATTTCGTTGGCTATGGACCTTGTGGAGAAGCGAATACTCGAGGGAACTGCATCTTCACAGGAGACAACCCACTTCTTGAAGCTGGGTACAACAAAAGCACGTATGGAGAAAGAAGCTTTGAGTAAACAAATCGAATTGTTGCAGGCCAAGACTGAAAGTTTGAAGTCTCAGGCCCATGTCGAGGAACTTTACAAAGAAGCTTTGGACGCTATGCGAAGATATAGCGGGCAGGATAGCGACGATGCTTAGGACATACACTGAACTTTGCAGATATTCTACATACCTTGAGCGGTTTGAGTATCTGAAACTTGATGGTGAGGTGGGAGCTGATACGTTTGGGTTTGACAGATATCTGAATCAGATATTTTACAACTCATACGAGTGGCGCCGATTCCGGGACAGAATCATTGTTCGCGATAAGGGATGCGACCTTGGCGTTGAGGGTTATGAGATAAATGGGTATTGGAAAAACGGTAGATACATAGCACCGAAAGCCGTTATCCATCATCTCAATCCAATTGCCAAGGACGACATACTGAATCAAACGGACATCCTTATGACCCCTGAATACGTGATTACCACTGTTCATTCCACCCATATGGCTATTCACTACGGGGATGCCGACCAACTAGAGCAAGGTCCTACAGTCCGCAAGCCTAACGATACTTGCCCCTGGCGATAAGGAGGACTTATGGACAGTATACTGACATCTATCAAGAAACTGCTCGGCATGGATGCCGACTATACCGCTTTTGATACCGATGTAATCATCCATATCAACACAGCTCTGGCGATTCTGTGCCAGCTCGGGGTCGGTCCGGAGAAGGGCTTCCGCATCCGCGATGATTCTGCTACCTGGCAAGACTTTGTGGGCGAGGATACCAGACTGGACGACGTCAAGGATTACGTCTATCTGAAAGTCAAACTGCTATTCGACCCGCCGTCCAGTAGTGCGGCCATTCAGTCCACAGAAAGCCTTATTTCGGAAATCGAGTGGCGCTTGAACGTTACTGCTGAAATGGAGGTGTAATTTATGTGGGATTACGTCACTGTAAATTCCGGACAGGATTACTTATCCCATCACGGAATTTTGGGTATGAAATGGGGCATTCGTCGATACCAGAATGACGATGGAACCCTTACGGCTGTCGGAAAGAAAAGATACGGAAATGCTGAAACTGAATTTTCTGAATTGAATGCCGCCAGAAAAGAATATGAGCAGTCGAAAGACTACTATATGAAAAAGACAGCAGCAGGACTTCTGTATAATCGGAAAGCCACAGATCGGTTGAATAAATCGGTTAAGCGTTTAGCTAATGCTAAAACTGATTTAAACGATGCGAAAGATAGAGTGTCTTTACAAAATCAGAAAAAGAAGGGTAAACGTCAAATCAAGTTAGAGGAATCCTACCGCGACAAGGGGTTGACCAAAGAAGAAGCTGAACTTGCTGCATATAAGCGAATCAGAACTGAGAAAACCATAGCCATAGTTGCAGGTATGACTGTGGTTGCAGCGGCCGCGTATGTTGGTTATAAGCACTACGATAATACCGTCGACCGTTTGATAAAATCAGGAACTGTTCTTCAAAATATGTCCAATAACGCTAACCGAGGCGTATCGGATGCTTTTTATGCTTCTTTCGGGAAACATGACAATAATCGCTATCTTGGTTTCTATGGTAGTCAATTGCAAAAGAGTGTCAACTACGGGTTTTCATCGGGTGTCTACAAAACCAACATCAAACTTGGCGATGACTTAAGGCTTGCTTCTCCTAAGAATGCTGTAAACGTTCTCAGACGAACTATGCAAAAAGATTCTCAATTTGCAGATGGGGTTCGGCAGTCACTGAAGGGGTTAAGTCAGGCATCGCTATCTCCAAATCAAAAGAAAGTATTTGATAAAGCCCTTAAAAGTCTCAATGCTGGCAAAATTGACAATCACGTTTACGAAGCGGTGAATATTGCTTTGGTAGATCATACCCCAAGAGGGCAAAGCGTAAGCAGCAAATTCTATGATGCTCTAAAGAAAGCCGGGTATGATGCAATTAAAGACATTAACGACTCCAAATATTCTGGCTACAACACAAGAAACCCGATAATTGTCTTTAATGGTTCTGCCAAAACCGCCGTTGATTCGATTTCTTCTATTGGCAAGCAGCAAATAGAGAAGCAACTAAAAGCTGAAATCTATAAAAAGTACGCCGAAGATTTGGTTAAAGCTTATGCCTCCGTCGGTGCAGCTGCTATCGGTGTCGGTTCCGCTAGTAAATTGGCGATTGATGCTTTGACCGAAAAAGCCAATCTGGAGTATGTGAAGAAATATCGTAAAGAGCATCCGAAATCGGAATTATCAGCCAAAGAAATTATTCGGACTAGACACAAATAAAAATCTCTAAGGTTAAGTTTAGACCTTAGAGATTCGTGTGAGGTGATGAAAATGTGGATTTATGAACCTGTAAGTTCCGGCGATGATTACTTAGCGCATCACGGAATTTTGGGTATGAAATGGGGCGTTCGTAGATACCAGAATAAGGATGGTACTTTGACTACTGAAGGACGGAGACGTTCTCAAGTTTACGGAAAGAATCCCCTTGAAAAGACACCCAATCCCCCTGTTTATGGGAAAAATCCTCTTTCTGCTCCGGTAAAAAAGAGCTCTAAGAAAAAGAAAATTTCGGACATGACCGATGACGAGTTGATTCGAGATAATCGTCGCCATGCTCTTGAAGCCCAGTATAAAAAGAACCATCCGGAAAAGAAAAGCAAATTGCAAAGTTCTAAAGAGGCAATTGATTCTGGTCGACAGTTGACGAATCAGATGAAGAACTTAAATCAAGTTGTAAAAAATACACGAAAGAGGAAAAGCACAATAAATCTTTCGGAAATGACGGATGATGATTTACGTCGTCTAATCAATCGAAAAAACTTGGAACAGCAGTATAGAAACATCACGTACGAGCCTGATAAAATTGACAAGGGTCAAGCTATGGTTGATGAAATATTAGATTATGGCGGCGCAGCGCTTGCTATTACAAGTTCAGCATTGTCCATTGCATTGGCGATTCGCGAACTCAAGAAAGGTTAATCAAGCTTGCCGTAACCGAAGACTTTAATGGCTTTGTTAGCGATAACTCTTGTCCCTGCAAAATCAAAAGCGCCACCGACCACACCTCCAACGAGAGGAACAAGTTTAGTCAAGTTTACTATGCCTGTTGTTCCTGCTCTGGTTATAAACCGGAATCCTACTTTTTGGTTAATTTTTGCAAGTAATGAGCCAGGAATTTTCTTTACAAAGCTCAATGTTAGTTTATTGCCGAATTGTACTCCAGCATCTCGACATATTTTTGACATGGAGGTGCCAGTAAGGCATAGATAAACAAGAGTCCTGACACTATCGTCTAAGGGGTCAAAGCCATACATTACAGCAATTGTCCCAATCATTCTTATTTGCATGTACCATACGCTTACGAGGTTTGCAGGAAGTGCAACTGGGAGCGTTATTAGACCGCCAAGGCTTGTAAGGAAACCGGAGGTCGTGCACATAGCAATCTGGTTGTTGATCATTGTTTTTACTGCAATTTCGGTATTAGGATACCGATTGAGATATTCAGATGCAAGATCAACGCAGTTTTTGCTTTTAGCAAGTCCATTTACGGCCTCGTTATAGCATTTATCTAAAATTTCCATAACCTGGTCTTGTGTGAGTTCTGGCATTTTCATGGTAACGCCTCCATTCTACCTTAATTATACCAGAACTCGACAAAAATACAACTATTCACTTTGAGAGGTAATACCTAAATGTGGAGCTATGAATACGTAAACTCTGGCGAAGACTATTTAGCTCACCATGGCATTCTTGGAATGAAATGGGGCGTCCGCAGATACCAGAACGATGATGGCACTTTGACTGCTGCTGGCCGAAAGAAATATAGCGATGAATCTTATTCGTTTAAAACTTCTTCTGGTGAACAACTCACGATGCAGCGAAAAAAGAGAGGTGCTGTTGCTAATGCTCTGAGAAAAATTAGCCCGGAGATTGCGAAAGAGCAAGATAAAACTCTTGCATATGATATTCGGAATGATGCTGGTAAGAAAGTTGGAAATTTCGATGCTTATTTGAAGAATCCGGATGAATTTTACATAAATTGGGCAAATACCGATTACAAATATCGCGGACGCGGCTATATGAGTGCGGCAATGAAACAAGGCGAGAAAATTGCTAAAAAGTATGGTGCTTCAAAAATCACTGCTGAATTGGTTGGAAATTCGCCAGACATTCACAAAATTGCTCTTGAAAAACAAAAATATACTAAGACAGGCGAAATTCTTACTCAAGAAGTGCTTGACACTTGGGGCGGCTTGACGATTGTTGAGAAAAAATTAAAATAAGGAGACATTATGGCACTCTCTAATACTGCCGTTCCGAAGTATTACGGCCAGTTCAGAGAGGCCGTGCTTCGAGGCGAAATCCCCGTTTGCTGTGAAGTGGCAATGGAGATGAACCGCATCGATGAATTGATTGCCGACCCGACCAAATACTACGACCCGAATCCGGTAGAAGGCTGGATTGCTTCTTGTGAAGGCGAACTGACTCTTACCGATGGTTCTGATTTCCACATGCTTGATACATTTAAGGTGTGGGGGGAGGAGATTTTTGGTTGGTACTACTTTATTGACAGAAGTGTGTATGAGCCTAACCCCGATGGGCATGGCGGACATTATGTCAACAAAAAAATTAAGAAACGGCTAATCAATAAACAGTATCTTATTGTCGGACGAGGTGCTGCTAAATCTTTGTATGATACCTGTATCCAAAACTATTTCCTGAATGTCAAGACTCTTACCACATTACAGATCACTACTGCTCCGACTATGCGTCAGGCAGATGAGGTGCTTTCTCCGCTTCGAACGGCTATCACCCGAGCGCGCGGCCCTGTGTTCAAGTTCCTGACCGAAGGTTCCCTGCAAAACACGACGGGTTCCAAAGCAAATCGAGTTAAGCTCGCTGCTACCAAAAAAGGTATCGAGAATTTCACGACCGGGTCTCTTCTTGAGATTCGTCCCATGACTATTGATAAGCTTCAGGGTCTTCGTGTTGCATGTGCCTCGGTGGATGAATGGCTTTCCGGCGATATTCGGGAAGACCCCATCGGTGCTATTGAACAGGGTGCAACCAAAGAGCAAGGGTCTAAGGGTGACAACGATTATGTCATCATAGCCACGAGTTCGGAGGGTACCGTTCGTAATGGCAGCGGCGATACAATCAAAATGGAATTGAAGAAAATCCTGAAGGGTGAGTATTTTAATCCGCATGTGTCGATTTGGTGGTATAAGCTTGACTCCGTAGATGAAGTTGGAAACCCCGATATGTGGCTAAAGGCTAATCCTAATCTAGGAAAGACCGTTACTTACGAAACGTATCAGCTGGATGTCGAGCGCGCCGAACAGAACCCGTCTGCGCGCAATGATATTCTTGCAAAACGTTTTGGTCTTCCCATGGAAGGCTACACATACTTCTTTACTTATGAGGAAACGTTGTGCCATCCGCACCGTGAATATTGGAAGATGCAGTGTGCTCTTGGCGCGGACCTCAGTCAGGGTGACGATTTCTGTGCATTTACTTTCATCTTCCCGCTTTCAAACGGATGTTTTGGTATCAAGACGCGGAACTACATAACATCGTTGACACTCATGAAATTACCTGCGGCAACACGAGTGCTGTACGAGAAGTTCATGAATGAAAGCAGCCTAATCGTTATGGAAGGCGCAGTTCTTGATATGATGCAGGTATATGAGGACCTTGACAATCATATCGCCCGATGCCAATACGACGTTACGGCTTTTGGCTACGACCCGTACAATGCAAAAGAATTCGTCGAACGCTGGGCCAGCGAAAATGGCCCGTTTGGAATCGAAAAAGTTATACAGGGTGCGAGAACGGAATCCGTTCCTCTTGGCGAGCTCAAGAAGCTGGCAGGGGAGCGGATGCTTTTGTTTGATGAGGAACTCATGACGTTTGCCATGGGGAACTGTATCACTTTGGAAGATACCAATGGCAACCGTAAGCTATGGAAAAAGCGTTATAGCGAAAAAATCGATGCGGTTGCGGCTATGATGGACGCTTTTGTGGCTTACAAAAATAACAGAGAAGCTTTTGAATGAGGTGTGCTCATGGATGAAAATCAAACTTTCGGTTCCAGGCTGAAACATGCATGGAACGCTTTTCTAAATCGGGACCCTCCGATGTCCTATCGGAACTATGGTGGCGGTTACTCTTATCGACCAGATCGAGTACGGTTTAGTCGAGGTAATGAGCGGACTATCGTTACTTCCGTCATAACCCGTATTGCAATGGATTGTGCAGACATTCGTATCGTTCATGCTGATATGGATTCCAATGGTCGATTCAAACAGGAACATCCCGGCGGTTTAAACAGCTGTCTAACTCTGGAAGCAAACCTTGACCAGAGCGGACGAGCCCTTATTCAGGACATTGTGATGACAATGCTGGATGAAGGCCACGTTGCTATTGTTCCCGTGGAGACTTCCACTGACCCCGAGACGGGTGCATTTGAAATAGATTCACTACGCGTCGGCAAGGTAGTCGAGTGGTATCCGTCAGACGTAAAGATTGAACTTTACAACGAACGAAATGGCCGACATGAGCAAATCATGATGCCGAAACGTGCCGTTGCGCTGGTCGAAAACCCGCTCTATCCCATCATGAACGAACCGAACTCAACGATGCAGCGGCTTATCCGGAAGCTGGCATTGCTTGACGTTGTCGATGAGCAGACAAGTTCGGGAAAGCTGGACTTGATTATTCAGCTTCCGTATACCATCAAGACACCGGCACGTCAGGAGCAGGCCGAACGACGCCGCAAAGACATCGAACAGCAGCTTACAGGCTCCAAGTATGGCATTGCCTACACGGACGGTACCGAGCATATTACCCAACTGAACCGCAGTCTCGACAACAATCTCATGAAACAGGTCGAGTATCTGCAAGAGGTTTTCTGGGGCCAGCTAGGTATGACACAAGAAATTCTGAACGGTACAGCAGATGACAAAGCTATGCTGAATTACAACAACCGTGTTGTCGGTGCCATTATTTCTGCCATTGTGGATGAAATGAAACGAAAGTTCATCTCTTCAAATGCGCGTGGGCGCGGACAGTCAATTGTCTACTTCAGCGAACCGTTCAAACTTGTGCCGGTTTCCCAGATTGCAGATATTGCGGATAAGCTGCGCCGGAACGAAATCCTTACATCCAACGAATTGCGTCAGATTGTCGGCTTCAAGCCAAATGACGACCCGAATTCCGATATACTGAGCAATCCGAATATCAGCGCAAGTAAGGACGAAGTTGCCGCTCGATTCGGTACACAAAAATCTAATAAGGAGGAAGATCAAAATGGCGAAACATAGTTATGACTGCGCCGGCATGGCTACCAAATACGGCGTGCCGTGCGGCGATGGTCGAACGATTATGCCCGGGGCCTTTAAGGACCAAGATGGGACCGAAGTTCCCGTGGTATGGATGCACCAGCACAATTCTATCGACAATGTGCTGGGCCATGCTCTGCTGAAATCCTGCCCCGAGGGTCTGCGAGCGTATGTTACGTTCAACGATACGGAGAAAGGCCAGATGGCCAAAACCGTTGTGAAGAATCGTGATATCAACTCGTTCAGCATTTGGGCGGACAGCCTGCGCTATTCCGGTGATCGTTCCCGCGGGCATGTGTCCCATGGAATTATCCGGGAGTTGAGCCTGGTTTTGGCCGGGGCCAATCCAGGTGCTCATATCGAGGAAATTATGGCTCACGGCGCAGAGGAAACGGATGCCGGGGTTATTTACAGTGACCTCGATTCCATCGATTACGACAGCGGTGAGTTCGAAGATGTCCTTGAACATTCCGCTGAAGAAAAGGAGGAAACCAAGATGGCTGAAGAAAAAAAGCCTACCGAAATCAAAAAAACTGTAAAAGACGTTGTCGAGAGCATGACCGAGGAACAGAGAAACGTTATGTATGCCCTGATTGGGGCTGCAGTGGACTCTGAGTCTGAAGACGTTGAACCCAACAAAAACAATGAGGAGGAACCCGAAATGATTAAGCACAATGTTTTCGACCAGAATGCCCCCACCCAGACCGAGGACGTTCTGAGCCACGACGCTATGGCCACCATCATCGATGATGCCAAAAAGGGTCGTCTGACCCTGAAGGAGGCCACCGAGGATTACCTGGAGCATTCCGCCGGTGATTACGGTATCAAGGACATCGGCAAGCTGTTCCCTGAGTACCACGAGCTGAACAAGCCCCCGAAGTTCATTGACCGTGACCAGACTGCCGTCGGTATCATCATGGCCGGTGTCAAGCATGTTCCGTT